GAATGCTGATAATCCGTTTTCACCAACTATAGCTCCCCATAATCCACCTTCATTAGGTATCTCTTTAGCTGCTTCCGCTAACGCTTTAATAGCTCTTCCAGCACAATCTGCAGCGGTAACTTTAGATTCATCGAATGAACCAAGATTAGTTATAAATCCGTTAAGATAAGCACCTAATAATGGTAATTCACTACCGAATGCTATTAAACTATTTTCACCGACGATTGACGCCCACAATCCACCTTTGTTAGGAATTGCAGCTGCGGCTTCGGCTAAAGCTTTAATTGATTGAGACGCGCAATTAACAGTAGCAACTGTTGAATCATCAAATGTTCCAAGGCTGTCTGCAAACTCTTTTAAACTTGTGCCTAGGCCTTTTAATTCACCACCGAAATCAGCAAGTGAACTTCCGCCAGTTAACCATGAAGTTAAACTTTCTAATATATTAGCTCCAGTAAGTATTAGAATAGCTTCACCAAGAGCTTTAACTCCGTCCATCATACTAGGATTTATCTTAGATGCACCGTCTATAAAGTCGGCAGCATTATTCATGAATGCCGATAGATCAGAACCCATTTGTGGTAATCCACTAGTGATACCACTTAATATTCCGCCTACGAATGCACCTACTATTTGGCCTAACCCTTTAGCTAATCCGATTAATACCGATACTCCAGTGTTAAGGAATTTCTGAATACTTGGTACTTTATCCATTAAATATCCAATACCAACAGCTAGTACACCCATAGCAACCATCAAACCGGTTAATGACGATAAAGCCTGCACACCAACTAACGCCAAAGGACCTACTATAGCTAATGCTACTAGTACTCCAGTCATAGTTATTAAGAATGAAGACAATGCATTCAGATTAGATATAGCATCTGGTATATTTGACATTATTGCTAAAGCGCCCAATAATAAATATAAGGTACCAACTAATGCAACCATACCTACTAAACCTAACATAGCCATGCCACCAGTCATAGAATAAATTGCTCCAGCAGCTGCACAAGCTAATTGCACAAGAGCTAATATTCCCATAAACGAAGCAAGTGCAATAGCGTTCGTAGTAGCGTTAGACATTCCATCCATTTTTCTTAAAACATCTATTAATAAATATAACGGAACACAAAGGGCCAATATTCCAAGTATTCCGAATAATAAGTTTTCTCCACTAACACTCATCTTGCTAATCGCCAACATACTAAGAGCTAAAGTACCCATCAATACTGACATAGCTATAGCTGATGATATCGCTTTATCTGGCGCTAGTTTTGATATTGTGATTATGGCAGCCGCCATTATTCCTATAGCGACAGTTAACACAATTAAAGAACCCATAGCATTCTTCATATTTTGAGTAGCTAGTATTACCAACGAAAACATGCCCATAATAGTTGTTAATGCCACCATCGCGTTTCCTAAACGTTTAGGATCGATAGCTGACAATATACCAACAGAAAGAGCCAATATTCCAATAGCAACGGTGATAGCTATAAGTGAACCTTTTGCATCTTTCATTTTCTCAGTAGCTTTCATTACAAATGACATAGCTAATAATAATGCCACTACAGCAGCTATACCCTGAACTGCATTCCAGAAATCCATCATTCCAAGTAATGCTGCGGATACAGCCAATATACCAATAGCTACAGACATAGCTAATATTGTACTTCCAACTTTGGTTAGATCTTTAACCTCTATCTTAGATAATGTTTTTAATAATACAATAATTGCAACTATTAATCCGCCAAGACCTAATGCTGCCATGCCCATTTCGCCGATATCCATTTTTGCTAGCATTTTAGCAGTTATCGCCATTAAGAACATAGCTGCGCCTATACCCAATATAGTTCCGCCTATTTTACTAAGATCTTTTCCAGCTACAAGTCTCATTGCAGCCATCAAACCAAATATTATAGCACCCATAGCTAATACTGCACCAAGTGCTTGTTTAAGTTCGTCTTCATCCATACGAGCTAACATTTTAGCAGTTATCGCCATAATAAGCATAGCACCTGATATAGCTAGAAGCGTTTTTCCTATCTTAGCTACATTAGCTGCGCCTTTGTAACCTTTAGCCATCAAGTTCGTTGCCGCCATAAGAGCGAACATAACAAGCGTTAATACGCCAATTGCTGCTCCAGCTTTACCAAGACCTTCCCAAGATATTTTAGAGAATTTCTTAGCAGCTGTTGCTAATAGATAGAACGCCGCACCAATAGCCAAGAATGTACCGCCTGCTTTTACTAAATTAGCTCCGTTTTTACCAACAGATCTCATCAATAATAGTAAAGCTGCTGTTATTGCTACGAATCCGACAATAGTTTGAAGACATGCGTTTTCATCTATTTTACTTATTTTTCGTAAAGCACCAGCCATTAATGTCATAGCGAACGCAATCCCAATTAATGATAGAGCTATCTTGCCAAATTCTAAGCCTTCTTTACCTCCGTACTTTCCAGCAACGAATGTAAGTCCGCCTAATAATATCATCAATACGCTTATAGCCCCAACTGCAGACCATACTTTTCCTTGATCTAACAATGAAAGAACAGCTATAGCTCCAGCTAATGTTGCAATACCAATTGCTATCGATTGTACTGCTTTACCTATAAGGAATATTTTAGCTCCAGTTAACATTCCAGAGAATGATTTCAATGTCTTTCCGAATTGTTTAACTACATAATCCGCGTTTTCAAGTGGTGAAGTTAGTCTATCTAATGCACTTGCAATCTTTACAAATCCCATAACCACACCAGCACCCAATGCTATTGTGAATATAGATCCAAGATCTAGGTTTCGTATTATGTCTATTAATTTTCCACCAACAGACATAATCAATTCGTAAACCATTTTGACCATACTAGATATACCGTTAAATAGACCTTGCATAATGTTTTCACCAATCTCGAAGAATTCTTTAGATGGTGAATGAATTCCAAGAATTCGTTTGATTCCGTCTAGTAATGCCTTACCAAAGTTTATCATAGCGTTTACCGCTTTTGGTACACCTTTTTTGATACCGTTTACAAGACCGTCTAATATATATTTAGGTACATTTTCTGCTTCAAGCATACCTTTCATCCATTCTTTGACAGTCGCGAACATCTCTTTTAAACCTCTAGAGAATTTCTGGTATGCGTCGCTTCGTTCAATTGTCCTAAAGAACTTATTGACTTCTCGTATAGCTAATTGTAGATATGGATCAAGCATAGCGAATACGTCTGTAAGATCCAACATTTCATATGTCCAATCTCTAAGCGCTACTAAATAATCACCTATTACGGCAGCCATTCCTAACGCATCTTTTGGTAATATTTCTAATGCTTTAAGAAAACCTAATATTAACCTAAATGCTAACATTACAGGTCCAGCTATTAACCTAAACGCCATATCAAGTACTGCAAATACACCTTTAAATGTACGTTTCAATTTATCAGCTGTCTCTTCGCTCATAACTAAATGAGTTGATAATTTATGTAACCACGCTATTACATTAAACAAATCATCTGCTGTAATGACACCTATAGTTTCAACCCAAGCGTCTTTAATCGCCTTAAAAGCTGTTACAAGACCACTACAAGCATTCTTAAATGTGTTAATTAATATCCAACGGCCATCAATTTCTTCTATGTTCGCAAGAAAATCTTTAAATGGCATTCCTATTTGTTTAGCAACTCGTTGAAGTTCTCTGAAACTTCTTACCATTTCTTCATTTTTGAATATAGCTAATAATTCAGCATCAGATAAATCGGCTAAACTAGCTAAATATTCAACGGTTGCTTCTGTAGTTTTAGTTTGTGCTTCGGCTACTTGATTTTGTACTTCTTTATAAGTGGTAGCACGTCTCAAACTATTACCTAACTTCTCATTTACTAGATTTTGAGCATGCGCCCAGTCGTATCCAGCGGCAGTAAGGGCATCCCATCTTTTTTGACCGTTTCCCCATTTACCGTTTATAATGTCGTTTACTACTTGATTGTAGTTTTTAAGTTCAGTAACAACTGCTTTTACGCCATCGAGAGATGATCTAAGATTGTCAAATAATCCTTTGAATGATCTACCTAACGCGCCTTCTAGAATTGCATTTCTAAAGTCGGCCATACCTTCTATAATACCACTTATAAAGTTAGTTAGACCGGTCCAAAATTCTTTAGCTTCATCTAAACCACCAAATATAATTTGCCATGTATCTTTCCATCCAGTACCAGCAGTTGCTTTCAAAGACTCCATCATCATTGTAAATGTTTTAATGTCTTGTGCTGCAGAGTATGCTTTTTTACCTATTTCAGTAGTTTCATCTCCGTAATCTCCAAAAACACTAAGCATTACTTCTGTTGTGGCCCATTGTTCTTGTAAACCATCAATAAACAATTGTTGCATTGTCAACGTCTTATTTCCGGCTTTATATGAATCTTCTCCAACTTTCTTCAATGTCCCAGCAGCAATAGCAGCTTCAACCATGCTTTCTTTCCATTGCATAGTAGCTATTCCGGCATTGTTTATTGAGTTGTAGTCCATTCTTGTAAGATATCCAGTACCTATAGCCTGACCTAGGTTATAGAATGCGATGGACGCTTTACTGGCATCACCACCAGCGTGAGCCGTAGCATTTGCGATACCTATCATAGCTTTTGTAGCTGTTTCTAAATCAACTCCAGCATTTGTGAATTTAGGCAAGTTGTTTAACATATCAGCTGTTGAATAAACAGTTTTATCTGCATACTCGTCTAATTTCTTTAATTGTTCTTCTACTTGTTTAGCCGTTAATCCAGTACCTGCCATAGTTGTCTGAACAGAGTTTATCATCAGTTCATATTCTTTCCAACCATCTGAAACCGGAGCAACAGTCAACGATTGAACTATTCTTTTACCAGCATTAACCGCAGAATTAGTAATGTTAGCTAACGCTGTTATACCTATAACTTCTAATGCTGAAAATTTACTTTGAACAGTTTGAACACCAGCTGCCAAACCGCCCATATCTACTTTTTTGGCTGAAGAATTAATTTCATCTAAACCTTTAGAAGCACCAGATAGATTTAATTTTTGTTTAAGTTTGTCGAGAGTGGACATGGTTCCTTTTACGTTTTGCTCGAAATGTTTGTTGTCAAAACGCATCTCAACGACTTTTTTATCGATTACAGTACTCATGATTTAGTAACCTCCTTCCATGCCTTATTTGCAATCTCATCAAATAATGGTTGGATAGCAGGGTTTATATAATCACGACCCTGCACCCATCCACCGGTTCCCGTACCATGACCATACTGTAATATTATAGCTATAGGGATACCGTTTTGTATATTTGAATTGTGAAAAGAGATTGTTACCGAGCCTGGTTTATGTTCTGTTTCATAATACCAAGAGCTAGCGGTAAGACCTGTGTCGACAGGCGTTGCAGACGATAAAGCATCAACTCCAGCTTCACCATATTTATCAAGATCACTAATGTTTATAGCATCTTTAGCTCTCTCTAAAAAACTAGTGAGCTTAGAGAAATCACCTTTTTGTCTGAAACTTATCATTTCCAACCTCCTTATTTAATATTATTTGAACTTATCCTTTTGAATTCATTTGCTGTCTACGAGCAGCGTTTAACGAAGCATATTTGTTCATTACGTCCCTTTTATTCATTTTCTTAGGAGGCGTATTCTTAATATTACATACTCGAACAAGCGTTAATAACCTATTAAGATGCCATTTTTGACATTCCATAGGTATAGTTAACGCTATCATCCAATAATAGATAAGTTCTGAGGTGATGATTTCTTTACCACCACCTCCTTGTTTATTATCACTAAACGTAGTTGCTGTCATAGGTGCTTCTATGTAATCATTAATCATCTTAATGTTTGCATTAGTTAAGCGATTATAGACATCAGGGTCTACGTTCTGTGTTATTGTCATACATTTAATGTAATCAATGGTTTCTTCTGCCGTTTTTTCATCTTTCGATAGAAACGGTTTGCACCATTTTGATTCCCATTTTGAAAGAGAGACAAGAGAATGTTCTAACTGCAACGTCTGCTCTTTCGTAGTTGAGAAGGTTTGAGTTCTTTCATCAAACATTTCTCTAGCAGGAATTGTTATGGTTAACATCTCTCATCACCATCATTTCATTAATTGTCTTGGTTAACATTGCCCAACATTTTTTGTTCTTGATACTTCTTAATTTCTTCATCAGAAATCTCGATATCAGCTGGAATAATTCCCTTAATGAATGCTGCTGCAGCATCTGCATCTTGAGATAGTTCCATGAATAATTCTGAATATGCTTCAGTTTGAGAGAAT